ACTTTTTTTATTATGAGGTAACTATGGATTTAGAAGTATTAAAGAGAACTGCAAAAGAAGACCTTCCTATAGCTGATCTAGAACATATAGATCAGGAATCCTTTAAAAATCAAATGATCAAACAGAAGTGGTTGGCTTTCAAGGCAGATTTTGAATTGCTTCTGGTCAAAGCTAGAACTGATCACCAACTACTATATCGCCAAAAATGGGAATACTATGGTGGTAAGGCAGATGCAAAAATTTACGCTGCAAAACCATTTGACATTAGGGTTATGAAGACAGACCTTACAATGTACATTCAGTCTGATGAAGACATTCTTAGAATTTCAAATAAAATTGGGTACTACGATTCGTGTATAGACTACTGCAAGGGCGTAATCAAATCTATCGACAATCGTGGGTGGGATATTCGTAACGCCACTGATTGGAAGAAGTTTGAGGCTGGTATGATTTAATGCATATATCAAAAAAGAACGAAGTTTATCTAGTTCTAGATGATATGACAGATTCTACTCGGCAGGAGTTAACTCAATTCTTTACGTTTGAAGTTCCCGGTGCTAGCTTTATGCCAAGCTTTCGTAATAAAATGTGGGATGGAAAAATACGATTATTCTCTCCAGCTACAGGTGAGATATATGTTGGATTGCTCCAGTATATCAGAGGTTTTTGTCAGAAAAACGGAATTGACTATATATTAGAAGAAGGAGTTGAAAATGAGCGGGTTATTGTTCGTCAAGTGGTTAGAGATTTCATCAAGTCACTTAAACCTAAATCCGGTGGAAAGTCTCTCAAGGTTCGTGACTACCAAATTGATGCCGTACATCATGCTATTGCCAGAAATCGTGCTCTTCTTGTTAGTCCTACTGCTTCGGGCAAATCACTCATAATTTATTCGTTAGTTCGTTATTATCATATGATGGGGTTAAAGACCCTGATACTAGTTCCCACTACATCATTAGTAGAACAAATGTATTCAGACTTTGAGGACTATGGTTGGAGCTCTGGTACATATTGCCAGAGGGTATATCAGGGTCATTCAAGTAAGGTTGAGAAGGACGTTGTTATATCAACATGGCAATCAATTTATAAGTTGCCAAAGAAATATTTTGAACAATTTGGTTGTGTGATTGGTGATGAAGCGCATATGTTTAAGGCAAAATCCTTAACAGGCATAATGACTAAGTTACACCAATGTATGTACAGATACGGTCTTACAGGCACCCTAGACGGGACACAGACGCATCAGCTTGTATTAGAGGGACTATTTGGTCCAGTTGAAAAAGTAATTACCACAAAGCAGCTAATTGACAATAAATCTCTTGCTAACCTTAAAATTAAATGTATTATTTTAAAGCATGAAAATATACGAGAGAGAATGAATTACGCAGAGGAGCTACAATTCCTAGGCGAACATGAACGTAGGAATGCATTTCTTGCTGAGCTGTTGATGCATCTTCCCGGTAATACATTATGTTTATATCAACTAGTTGAGAAACATGGTAAGCTGCTGCATGAAGCAGTCAAAGAATCTCAGTCTGAAGAAATATTTGATGATAAGTTACGAAAGGTATTTTTTATCTATGGTAAAACAAGTACCACAGAAAGAGAAGAAATACGAGCTATTGTTGAGGGTGAAACAAACTCTATCACCATCGCTTCGTATGGCACCTTTAGCACTGGCATTAATATTCGGAATATTCATAACATCGTGCTCGCAAGTCCAAGTAAGTCCAGAATTAGAGTGTTACAAAGTATTGGAAGAGGGCTGCGTGTTAGTGAAAATAAAGATTCCGTTTTAATCTTTGATATTGCAGATGATATGACTTTTAGGAATCAAAGTAATTTTACACTTAATCACTTTCAAGAACGCATCCAGATTTATAACACAGAACAATTCAACTATGAAATCAGTAAAGTAAAACTACGATAGTCATAAATAGAAGAAGAACAATTCAACTATGAAATTACAAAGGTAAACTACAATGAATGAAGATACATATAAAATCTTAAAACTCATTAGTGGTGAAAACATCATTTGCAAATTATTTGAGGATGATGGAAAGTATGAAATTTCAAGGCCACTACTAATGAATGTTCACCCAAAAATGACTCAAAAAGGTATGACAGAATCTTTAGAGCTCACACGGTGGGTACAACCCTTTACGGAACAAAAAAGTTTTGCAATCGATCCTAAACATGTTATTATTATGTTCTCTGCCTCGCCTGGCCTAAGTATCTTTTATGAGAGTGTAATATATAAACTAGAAGATAATGAGGAAGTTTCTGTAGTAGATAACTTTAAAGATGAAGATATATATGATGAACTCTTAAATGAACTAGAAACAGACAATAAATCTATTCATTAATGTAGTTCTAGAACCAAGGGACAAGCTAAATATAACACTATTTTATGGTAGAGTCAAGGGTCTTTTAAATTATAATGATCCTTGACTTTATCTTACTAATGTAGTATAGTAGGTAAAGATTAAGGAGAATACCTATGGCGAAAGCAAAGGGCGAACACTACGTTGACAACAAAGCGTTTTTACAGGAAATGATTGAATGGAAAGAAAAATGTAAAGAAGCCGAAGAAGCCAATGAACGTATTCCACCTGTTACAAATTATATAGGCGAGTGCTTTCTAAAAATTGCACAGCATTTATCATACAGGCCTAATTTTATTAATTACACATATAAGGATGATATGATTTCAGATGGCATCGAAAACTGTTTACAATATTGTTCGAATTTCAATCCAGAAAAGTCATCGAACCCTTTCGCATACTTCACCCAAATTATCTACTATGCTTTCATCCGAAGAATTCAAAAAGAAAAAAAGCAAACTCATATTAAAAACAAAATTGTAACGGGCAGCAATTATCAATCTTTTGATACTATGCCTGGAGATTCAAATAATTACGGTATTGATAATTCTTTTGCAATTGATAATCTTCCATCTGAAGATGTATATAAACCTAAGACGGTAGAAAAAAAAAGTAAAAGGGGATTAGAGAATTTTATGGAAGATGATGTTGTTGGTGTGGCGGTTCTGGGTGACGAGCGTTGAAGATTGTTTATTTTGGTGTAAGTAACGACTTTTATAAATAGTATAAAAGGAGATTACTATGGATTGGTTAGAAGAACTAAAGAATATGTCATATCCGATGGAAATACCAGAAGGTGCTATTGAAAATGGTTTGGGTATGACAAATGACCTTGCTGTAGAATGGCATAAAACAAGACCATCTTCGTGGTTGGAAGATATGAGGGTAAGTGGATTGAAACAATGGAAAGATAATGATTCTCGTAGGAAATCCCATTCAATCAAGATGAAAGAAACTTGGGAGAATAACAGGGAACTTATGACAGAGAACGCCAGACAGAATGGTCGCCACGGATTATCTGGAAAAGATATTCATAATACCCTTGACATTGAATATAAAGGCGTGATATACTATGGGTATCGTGAACTAAAAGAAGTGACAGGTGTATCCAAGCATCTATATAATAAGTATTATCTAAAGGGGATTGATCCAGAACCAAGAATTGGTAAGGATGGCCCAGTGACAGGATCGAAAAATAATGTTTAAGATTGAAACTCTAATGGAACAGGAGGTTCAGAAATAATGAAAATTGCAATTATAACTGACACACACTTTCGGAGCTAGAAATGATAACCAAAACATCAATGATTATTTCTACAAATTCTATGATGATGTATTTTTCCCCTCTTTAATTGAGAGAGGAATTACTGCCTGTGTCCATATGGGTGATGTTACAGATCGTAGGAAATTCATTAGCTTTAAAACTGCCAGTGATTTTAGAAAGAAATTCATTAACCGATTTTCTGAGCTTGGAATTGATCTTCACCTTATCATTGGTAATCATGATACATTTTACAAAAATACCAACGAAGTCAACTCAATGGAAGAACTTGTAGGCTCTGACAGATGCAGTATATACACTGGTCCAGAGGTTGTGGAATTTGATGGTATACCAATTCAATTTATGCCGTGGATTAATAGTGGAAACTATGAACTTGCAATGACAGCATTGAAGACTTCACCCGCACAAATTCTGATGGGTCATTTAGAAGTAAATGGTTTTGAGATGCATAAAGGTTATATGGCAGAAGGTTCTTTTGATAAAGAATTGTTCCGTAGGTTTGACCTATGCTTTAGTGGCCATTTTCATCAT